ATGACGAACCGATGTTCACCGTGTCCGGTCAAGGTGTGTACAAGCCTCACGCAACCGATTTGGTGGCGTCAGGGTTCCTGCGGTCTGGTATTTACAGGTGGGGTGTGCCGGATGCGAAGTTCATCCCCAAGTTGGACATCCGCTGTTTGCCGTTGGCTGGGTCGGTTACGTTGTCGGTGGCTTCGGATGGGGGCGCGTTCCATGATTTCACTACCTTGTCGACGGTTGGGGTGAAGGAGCGGACGTTTGACGGGTTGGAAGACAAGGTGTTTGAGGCTGAGGTGAAGGTGACGTTGGCTCGTTCTTCGGGGGCTACGACTGGTCCGACGTTGACTCGTTGGATGGCTAGGGCGTATGCGGCCCCGTTGCGTAGCCAGATTTTCTCTGTGCCTCTGATTATGCATCACAGGTTGTCTGTGAATGGGCGTGAGTATTGGCAGGATGTTGATAGGGAGTTGGGGTATTTGCGGGATTTGGTGGAGAACCCCAGGGTGGTCACCTATCAGGAGAATGAGGAAACGTTCGCGGTGGTGGTGGAGAATGTGCAGATGCAGATAGCCCATTTGGTGACTGCTCATCGGGCTAACGATTTTGAGGGGACTGCTATTGTGGTTATGCGTAGTGTAAGATGATGAGCCGATGGCAGCAGTAACACGTAGACAGTACAAGGGCGCAGCCGCCCAGACGACGATCACGAACGCTTTGGCGTCTGGTGACACGTCGGCCACACTCGCGGCGACGACTGGTTGGCCGTCTGGCACTGAACCGTTCTTTGTTGTTATCTCACCTGGGACTGCGAGTGAGGAGAAGTGCAGTGCCACGATTTCTGGGTCCGTGTTGACTCTTACTCGCGCACAGGATGACACGTCGGCTCAATCCCATTCTTCTGGCGCAACCATTTATCCGGTGTTCTCAGCGGATGATGCTGATGAGGCAAACTTCTTGGCGTCAAGGTACACGGCGAAGGGTGATGTGGTGGCGTTCAATGGGACGACGGTTGCTGCGTTGGCGGTCGGGACGAATGATTATGTGTTGACGGCTGATTCGTCGGAAGCGACTGGGCTAAAGTGGGCTGCGCTTCCTGCCGAGGAAAACGACCAGAACATTCTCGCTGTACAAATCTTCGGCTAACATAGGAGACACATGGCTACATTCACTAAGAATCACCTGTCGGGTTCGACTGATGGGAAACTTATCAAGGTTGCTGCTACGGCGACACCTGGGACGACGATTCATACTGGTCCGACAAACACGGCGCATTTTCACGAGTTGTGGCTTTACGCGGTCAACTCGGATTCAACTGACCGCAAGTTGACTATCGAGTTTGGTGGTACTTCTTCGCCAGATGATTTGATTGAGCAAACCATTACTGCGGAGTCGGGTTTGATTCTTGTGGTGCCTGGGTTTGTGGTGCAGGGCAATGCGTCGGCGTTGGTTGTGAAAGCATTTTGTGCGACGGCTGACGTGGTGATGATTGGCGGATACGTCAACGAGATTGCGTAAGGGGTAGCGATGCGTTACGGTGAGCGTACACGCTCAGGCACATCAGTATCAGGGTGGACACAGCGACCTGCGGCTGGTGGCGCAACTTATGGTGTTGCGACGGGTGGTTCGTCGTCGAGCATCACGGTTGGTGGTGTGAACTACACGCTTCTGACTTTCACTTCTAGTTCTACTTTGACGGTGACGAAGGCTGGTTTGTTTGACATTCTTATGTTTGGCGGCGGGGCAGGCGGTGGTAGTGGTACTGCTACCGTTTACGGCGGTGGCGGTGGTGCTGGTGGGATAATGGAATCGACCGTTTACCTAGACGCAACGACTTACACAATAACGATCGGTGCGGGTGGGGATATCTACGCTTCGGGTAACGGTTCGGGAATAAACTCCGCAGGAGGAATAGCAACTCTTGGCGGTGGCGGCGGCAGAGGTTACGACGGGAATACAAGAGCCAGAGATTCTTACGGTGCGTCGGGCGGCGGCGGTGCTGGCTTCGGAAACTCCGTCTACTACGTTGCGAGTCTTTCAATGTTCGATGGCGTGTGCGGCAACGACGGTGGTGCTGGCGTGAACAATAGTGGCGCACCGTCGGCAGGTGGCGGTGGTGGCGGTGCGACCGCAAACGGCTCCGCTGGTTCTAGTGCTACGGGTGGTGCTGGTGGGGCTGGATACGATGTTTCAGCGTTCATCGGCGGCTCGGCACTTTACAAGGCTGGCGGTGGTGGTGGTGCTGGCTCAACTACTGGTGGCGCAGGCGGCTCGTCGGTGGGAGGAGCAGGCGGGTCGGCTTCTGGAAACGGAACTGCGGCTGGTGCTAACACGGCAGGAGGTGGCGGCGGGTCTCTCAACACCGCTGGCGCAGGTGGCTCAGGCATCGTCTATGTAAGGTTCAAGGTCTGACAATGGCACACTTCGCGCGCATAGATAACGGTCAAGTCGCACGGGTCATCGTAGTCTCGAATGACGACTGCGGCGGCGGCGACTTCCCCGCATCCGAACCGATCGGCCAAGCGTTCATCGCATCACTAGGTCTCGCAGGCGAATGGAAACAGACTTCGTACAACGCCAACTTCCGTGGCAAGTACGCAGGTATCGGTGACATCTATGATGCGGTGAACGACGTATTCGTAGCACCGGCCCCCGTCGACGAAAACTAATCGAGCGGCAACTCGTCATCACCCCACAACGACAACAACCACAACAAACCAGCAGCCAGCACCACACCCACACCCACAAACAGGCATAGAAATACGCCTGCGCCAAGTGCTAGTCTTTCAACCATGACAAAGAAGCGTACCTCAAAGCCAAGCGTCAAAGTCGGCATCACCCACCAGCAATGGCAGATGTGCCTCTCCTACCTACGCTCAGCACTCGGAGCCGTCGTAGCCGTAGTCGCCACCCTCGACTACGAACCAATGGACCTAGCCAAAGCGTTCGTCGCAGCCCTCATCCCGCCCGTCCTGCGCTGGATCAACCCGAACGACCAGGCTTTTGGACGTGGCTCGGAAGCGTAAATACACAGGCACCAGCGACGGAGCAGCCCCAGGCAAACGGGCTGGCACAGAGGAGTTCGTCAAACAGGTAGCCAAACTCACGGGCGGTGCGTTGTGGAACAACGGCACGTGGGTCGTGCGCAACAAGCGCGGCAAAGAATCGTTGTCCGTTCACGCCACCGGCAGGGCAATGGACTTGTCCTACCGCAAGACTGGCTCCAAAGGTAAGCCAGATGGCAGAGAACACGCACGAGAACTAATCAAACTTCTCGTAGCCAACAACGAAGAACTCGGCATCGAGATGATCCTCGACTACTTTCCAGTTCCGCATGGACGTGGCTGGCGTTGCGACCGGCAAGCTTGGACCAAGTACACACGCCACACGATCACCGGCGCCCCAGGTGGCGACTGGATACACATAGAAATCTCACCCAAAATGGCGGACTCACCACAGGCAGTGAAGGTTGCTTTTGCTAAGGTGAAACAGATTTGAAATGGACATGGCCACCGCAAGCATCATCGTTGCTACCATTACGGCGGTCGGTGGAATCCTTGTCGCGGTAATCAACAAGTTCCGCAAAGAAAACCACGACGATCACGCCTATGTGCGGGGTCTTCTCACCATGCTCTACAAGTCCCAGAACCGTATTGAACATAAAGTTGACCGAGTTGACGAACGGCTCACCAGTCACCTAGAGTCACACGCATCGGAGGGGATGCTTGACAATGGGCGAACAGTACACCAAGATGGAGTTGAAACAACTAGCCAAGTTTCTTAGGAAGGTCTACCCAGGCGTCGGGGATCAAGACGAGCTGTGGAACCTGATTGAGAAAACAGAACAACTCGTAAAGGGGAAACATGGAACCAGCAACCGCAGGCGCCGAGATACTGACTGAGGCATACAACCTCATCACCGGTCAACGCCAAAACGATTACGACCACCCACTAGAGGACTACTCGCGCACAGTCGACATCTTCCGAGCCATCACCGGAATCAACCTGAGCGCAGAAGAAGGCATCCTGTTTATGATCTGCGTGAAGTTCTCACGGTTCGCCAACGAACTACAGAACGGTCTGAACGTACCCGACAATCTTCGGGACGCCGCCGGATACATCGGCTGTTTGAAGATGGCGATGGAAAAGCAACGCCAAGACGAATCCGATGTCGACCGCATCTTTGAACAGTTGCATAAGCGTTTCAAGACAGGGGAATCAACATGGGGCTGATGGACGAAATCAACGCCGACGCACGGCCACGCACCTACGCCACCAAGATTGACGAACTGAAAGCCAAACTTTCAGAGCAAGACTTCAAGGAGTTGATGGAAGCGATAAACGATCCGACCATCAACCAGAACGCGATACGTCGAGTGCTACGCGCTCGCGGTGTCACCGTGTCATCAGGTTGGCTGTGCCAGTTCAGGACGGGCGTATGAGCCTCAAAGACCAGTTCGCTGACGAGAACGAAGCACTCGCCAAAGCCGACCTCATCAAAGCGAGACGCGAACGCGACATCGCCACAAAAGAACTGACCCGTATCCGCGAGGATTTGGACAAAGCGAACCGTGCCCTATCCATCGTGTCATCGGTGGAACAAGCACACCTGGAACCCCCGAAGTGGATGACCCCCGCCAAACCGAAGTCATCGGCAGCGACCCTGCTACTGATGCTGTCAGACACCCACTTTGATGAAGTAGTCAACCCAGACGAGGTGGAAGGGCTGAACGCCTACAACCGTGAGATAGCCGTCATGCGCCTGCACAAATGGGCCACCAACACGGTCAACATCGCCCGCCACTATCTTGCAGGTGTGGACTACGACGGTGCGGTACTCATGTTGGGTGGCGACATTTTCTCCGGTGACATCCACGAAGAACTAGCCCAAACCAACGAAGATTCGATGATCGGGTCGGTACTGTTCTGGTCGGAACAGATAGCTGCCGCTGTTGAAGTGTTGGTGTCGGAGTTCGGCAAGGTGCATGTGCCGGTCGTAATCGGTAACCACGGGCGTATGTCTCGTAAGCCGCGCATGAAACTGCGAGCCAAAACAAACTTTGATTGGCTGCTCGGCAAGATGGTGGAGAAACATTTTGCGAAAGACAAACGGGTCACCTTTGACATCCCCGAAGGTACCGATGCTCTCGTGTCCATCTACGAGTGGAATCATCTGTTGAGCCACGGCGACCAGGTGTCAGGCGGTGGCGGTATCGGTGGTATCTATCCGCCGATTATGCGGATGCGGGCACGCAAAGCGCAACGGTATCTCACCACCGGACAAGATTTTTCAACACTTTGGATTGGACACTGGCACCAATACCTGCCATCTCCACACCTGGTTGTCAACGGCAGCTTGAAAGGGTATGACGAGTATGCGTTCATCAACAACTTTCAGTTCGAGCAACCGCAGCAGGCGTTGGCTGTGGTGACACCGAAGCACAACATCACGTTCCACGCCCCAATCTTTTCTGCGGATCGTAAAGCCGAGAAGTGGTAACCGATGTCCACCTGCCCGTGGTCGCTCGTGGCAATCCATTGGATTGACGCATTTGACTCATCGAACGGGTGGATTCACACGAAAGATTACGCACCGAAACCGCAACATGTGGTGTCGGTCGGCTGGCTGTGGCCCGACCTACTCGAAGGCTACCTGTCGGTAACTTGTTCGTGGTGTCCTGAAGAAGAACCGGAACTCGACAGCGTAGGAATGGTGACTCACATCCCGTTGGGGATGGTGCAACGAATCGTCACCCTCGGTGAACCTGATTGGTGTTTGACTTCGTAGCACCCCACCTGTAAGGTGATAAGCAACAACAACCAAAGGGGATAAGCAATGCTTACACAAATACCGAAACCCGAACACGGATCACAAGCTTGGCTTGAAGTCCGCTGGCGCAACGACAACGGCGAAGCCCGCATCGCAGCCTCAGCGTGCGCCGCAGTCCACGGCCAACATCCATTCATCACAATGGCAGACCTCGCCAACGAACTGCTCTCCGAAACGCCACCGCAACCCAAAGAGCCGAACTCTGCAATGCTGCGAGGCACCACACTGGAAGCACCGATCCGCGAATGGGCAGCAAAACTGCTCGGTCATCCACTCACCGAACCCGACACCCTCTACCGTTGGGACGAGCCAGGTGTCCGCCTAATCGCCACCATCGACTCAATGAGCAACGACAACAGGGTGTTCGAGCAAAAGACAACGAACAAGATTTGGCGTGGCGAACTCCCCGACTACTGGTATTGGCAAGGCGTACAACAAGCCATCTGCACCGGAGTCTCAGAGATCACATGGATTATTTTCGACTCCACTCTTGACCTGCATTTCCATGTTCAGCCGGTGTCGAGCGACGAGAAACAAACCCACATTGAAGCATGTCGCAGGTTCTTGGCCGCTATCGACATGGGCATCTATCCTGATGATGCCGTCGTCGAATACCGGCACGTTCAGGAACGTCACCCCGAAGGTGAAAAAAGCAAAGAAGTGGAACTACCGATGTCGGCACTTGCCACCATCGAGCGACTACTACTTGCCAAAGAGCAGATCAAGTCGGCTGAAGCAGCTGAGGATGCTTGCAAAGCAGAACTGTGCGCCATTCTCGGTGACGCAGAGTACGGTCTGATTCAAGACGAGTTGGTGTGTACCTGGAAAACCAGTCAACGTGAATCGTTTGACTCCAAAAAGTTCCAGAAAGAACATCCCGCGTTGTGGGACAAGTATCGCAAGACAACTCCGGTACGCACGTTCAGGGTGAACAAGTGACCACGTACAACAAGGCTTACTATGACACACCCGCAGGCAAGGCTAAACAGAAGCGGGCAAACCAGCGGTTGCAAACCAAACGCAAACTTGCGTGGCAATGGTTGGCAGCGAACCGTCCAGATGTAATCGAAGAAATCAACAACCAAATCAACAAGGAGAACCAATGAACCTGCAAGACATCCTCACCAAATACGGTGTACCCGACCCGTCCATCGTCGGCAAACTACCTCGCGGTGGTATCACCCTCGACTTCGTGGGGCACGCTGAGATCACCAAGATTCTGATTGAAGTGGACCCGAACTGGTCATGGGAACCGGTGGCATGGACAACCGACGGACGGCCTGCTATCGCAACAGTGAACGGTATGGCTGTCATGTGGGGCAAACTCACCGTGCTAGGTCAAACCCGTTTAGGTGTCGGCTCAGCCCGCCACGACAAACCCGACCTGGACAAAGAACTGATCGGTGACTTCCTGCGCAACGCAGCGATGCGATTCGGTATCAGCCTGAGCCTATGGTCGAAGTCTGAGTGGGAAGAACAGCAGGCTGCACCTCGTAAGCCTGCCGAACCGAAACCCGTGTCCCAAGATTTCGTTGCCAAGTTTCGTGACGCCTGCGAAAAGAAAGGCATCAACCCTGATGACGTAGCGAAAGCTGCCGGTGTTGACTTGACTGCGGTGACCGATGCGGATGCACCGAAGTTGCGTGACGCTTTCAAACAAGCAGAAGTCAAACCTGCCACCATTGAGGATGTGAAGCATGTTTTCGGGGAACAGGTCAGACTGGTTGCCGAATCCAAGCCCGACAATCCGACACCGAAGAACCCTGGTGAACCGGCAACGAAACCGCAGCTCGGCAAGATTCGTGCGCTACTAAACGCCAAAGGTATCTCGTCGTTCACTGAAAAGACTGAGGTGTGTGCCGATCTCATCAACCGTCCGATTACCAAGTTGGAACAGTTGACTCAGGGTGAGGCGTCACAGTGCATCGACATCCTTGACGCGAGGGTGTCGTGACCGATGAACGCAAAGGGGAATGTCAAGGCAATAAGGACAGATGTTCCCTGGACAACTGCCCGCTGTTTGGCACTTTGGGACGAGAAGATCGTCGTGGAGTACGAAGGGTTCGTGGATGCGCCGATCCTGCCGCTCGCGGTCGTAGAAATCGGACTAAAGGGGATGCGAAGGCGCGTCGTGCCCGTAAAAAGTTGGGGTTGGGCGGTCACCTTACACGTCACGAGGAGAACTGGGGTGGTGCTTTTCGTACCGAAATCAAAGCAGGCTTACAGGTGGGTCCGATTGCTACCCGTTTCTACGCCGCTAAAGCCCAGTCTGATGCGGCGAAGGCGTTGGGCGACATTCGCCCGTTCGTAATGGTGGCGATGCCGGATGGCACTACTCGTGGCATTGTGCTTATGGATTTGGACGAGTTCAGTGAACTTGTTAGTCTCATCATTCAACCATGACACTTCGAGTCATTTCATACGGTGGTGGAGTCCAGTCAACTGCCATGCTTGCTTTGGCTGCGCAAGGCAAACTTCAAGAAGTCATGGGCGGACCCATAGACGCAGTGCTGTTTGCCAATACGGGTGACGACAGCGAACACCCCGACACTCTCAAATACGTTCGGGAGATAGCCATGCCGTTTGCCAAAGACAACGGCCTGAATCTCATTGAGCTTCACACTACGAAGAACGGCCAACCGACAACTATTTGGAACGAGATAATGAAACCCGATTCCAAACGGATGTTGATACCGGTGTATGGGGACATCAACATGCCGTTGCAACGATCCTGCACGGTTGATTTCAAAATCAAAACGGTGGGTCGATGGGTGAAAAAGAACGGGGCGAAGAAAGACGATCCCGCCCAAGTTGCCATCGGTATCTCTACCGACGAGATACAACGAGCAGGTAGGGGTGCGGAAGAAAACATGCAACAGCGCGTCTACCCACTACTTGACCTCGGCATCAGCCGTACTGGATGCGTCAACGTAATCACCGAATCAGGAATACCAGTACCACCGAAGTCATCGTGCTTCTTTTGCCCATTCCACCGCCCGCTTGTCTGGGCCGAGTTACGTCGAGACAGCCCCGACCTGTTTGATAAGGCTCAACAGTTGGAAGATGTGATGATTGCCAAGCAGCAGGCACGAGGCAAGAATCCCGTGTATCTCACCAAGTTCGGGAAGCGTTTGAGCGAAGCCATCGGGGTAGCCCAAGACACCCTGTTTGACAATGTGGACCCCAACATGGAACACGGTTGCGACAGTGGGCATTGTTTCACGTGAGACTGTATTTCGGGCGTAGTCCCGACGACGCAACCGAAATCGAACAGCAAGTCCAAAACTTTGAGGCTGCCACCTGTGTTATCGGGATGGCTGCCCTGGTTGCTGCGGCGGGTCCGGACGGGTTCGAGGAGGACGAGTTGGATGTGGTGATGATTGGGGCGTCTCCGTCTGAGGTGACAAAGATGGTGTTGCAAGCGTTGGGTTCGCTGGTAGAAAGGGCTTGGCCGGATCACGAGTGGTCGTGAACTAGGGTGAAGGGGGAACATAATGGATTGGGTTGTGCGCCTGTTCGCAGGTTTGACGGCGACGTTCGCGGTAGTGGGATTGTGGGGGGTTTCCGAGCCGACCCCTACCGTACCTACCCCCACCCCTGTTGTGACGCTTAGAACGCTTCCTATTGCGTCTCAGACCCCTTCTACGACCACTACCACCACCCTGCCGGTGCCAGCTGATGCCCTCTGCCCCCAATGGTGGCCCCTCGCCATCGAGGTCGGCTGGACCCTTGACCTGCTACCCACCCTGGACTATGTGATGTGGCGTGAATCCCGATGCCTACCGGACCAGCACAACACCACCCTCAACCGAGACGGCTCCACCGACGTCGGGTTGACCCAAATCAACGACCGATCATGGTGCCTACCGACCCGCTGGTATCCAGGGGGATACTTGCAAACCATCGGCGCATTACCTACTGTTGGATGCGAACAGCTATTCGACCCGCAACTCAACCTCATCTCAGCGAAAGCGATCTACGACTATGCCCTCCAACACAACAGAAACGGATGGCAGCCGTGGGGACTCTAGGTACACCTACATGGAACTGCTAAGCGAATGGGCACTCACCGACAAAGGCCAAGACTGGAAAGATGAAGCAGCCTGCCGAGGTGTTGAAGGTGACCTGTTCTTTCCAGGGGACAACAACCAGTACAAACCAGAAGCGTTCACGATTTGCAACCGATGTCCGGTGCGGGAACGCTGCCTAATGTTTGCAATGAACAACCACATCGCCTACGGTATCTGGGGTGGGATGACACCACCGGAACGAAACCGATACAAAAGGAGCTTATGAGCGACAACCAATCTATTTTCTATGAGGCGTGGATCAGTGACCTGCAACGCGACCTCGACAGTCTGCGAGAA